TTGGCGGCCCCGATGGTGTCGCCCTGCTCCTTCAATGCAACGATCTGCGAGTAGGTCGCTGCGGTAAGGAAGTTGTACTGCTCATTGAGGTCTTTGGCCGCCGTCACCGGGTCTTTGCCGATCTTCACGAACTCGGCAACTGTTTCCTCTACCGCCTCCCCGGTCGCCGAGCGCCACTCCAAAGCGGCTTCGGTGATCTCGACGAAGCTGCCAGCGGCGATCTTGCCGCTGCCGGCCAGCTGGGTGAGTACCTCGGCCGCGGCGCCGGTGGTACCGACAGTCGCGGCGACCTCGCGCGCCATGCCGGAAAGCCGGTCCGACGTCGTGCCGGCCGCGTTGCCGGTGGTGATCAGCGCTTTCTGGAAACCGACCGCCTCTTCGCTGCCCGAGTAGTAGGCATATCCGAGCACGCCGACCGCCGCCGCTGCGACGGTGAACGGGTTCACCAAGCCAAGGACGTAGCCGCCCAGCGCCTGAATGGCTGGGCCCACGCCGCCGAACATGTCCTTGAGCTGCCCGCCCTGCTGTAGTAATACCTGGAGCGGAGCCTGTCCACCCTGCAAGGACACCACGATATCGGTGAACTGAGCCGGTACGCCGCGCAGTGCTGCTGCGGTGGCCTTGGCCGACATACCCGTCTTGTTCAGCGCAATATCGGCGCCGCCCAATGCAGTGCGCGCCTGGTCGATCTTCGCCTGATACTCGCCGAAGGTCTCCGTATCGAGCGCGCCGCGGGTGCGGAAGCCCTTCAGCTTTTGCTCCATCTGATCCAGCCGGCTCATAGCTGCGACGGTCGGGTCGATCTTACCCAGCAGCTCTTCCAGCGCCTGGCCTTCTTCCCGATGCGCGCCGGCTGCCTTCTTCGCCGCCTCCGCCTGGCGCTCTTCTGTGGCAATGAGGGCCTGGGCCCGGCTGTTGATGGCAGCCTGCCGACTTGCGCTCTCGGACAGGACAGCGTTAGCCTGAGAGGTGACCTCGACTGTGTGCTCGGTGGCCCGGTTGAGCGACTGAACGTACTGGCTGGCCTCCATCGAGGCTTTGGCCACGGCCAGAATCCTGGCCTGCTGCTCGTCGGCGGATTCGGCAGCGCGCCGGCCGGCTTGGGCGCCCGCATCTGTGGCACTGGTCAGCGTTTCCTGAACCTTACCCGCCTGAGCGGCTTCGGTTCGGAACGCCCCCATATTCGCTGCGGCACTGCTGAACGCCGTTGAGGCGCTGGTAACAGCACGCCCCACGGTCGCCATCTGCTGCGCCAGCTCGGCCTGCTTGGCGTTGAGCGACTGCAGCTCCTGGACGATCTGGCGGGTATCACCTTGCAAGCTGCCCAGGGCAGTCTCCCAGGCGCGCCCAGTTCGTCCAGCCAACTCCTCGGTGCGCTTGCCAGCGTCCGTCAGCTGGTCGAGGTTATCCTTGGCCTCGACAGCATCGCCGGAATCGATCTGAAGACCGAGAGAGGCAATGGTGGTCATGATCTACTCCATGGATTCGGCCATGACGGCCAAGGCCTCAACCTCCATGACGCGGAGATCGGGAAAAATGTCGGTGAGGTCGCGGCGCTTGATGCCGAGCATCGAGGCTGTTGCGGGGATGGCTGAGTAGTCCAGGCCAGACGGGCCGCCCGTTCCAACCCGCCACTGCGTGCCCATCGCGTCGAACAGCCGAAAGGCTGGCCAAGCGTCTGGCCAAACCTCCACTTCCTCTTCAGGGATGTCCGCCAGGGTCAGCCCCAGCGGGGCCAGTTGCTCGGCAGATGGCCCACGCTCATAACAGGCCCGGGCCGCCGCCCTCAGTTTCCCAATCGGGCCGGGCTGTAAGCAGCTTGGAAGGCGTCGATGACGGCCTTAGGCGCACCCGTGCAGGTACGGACCAGCTCGAGGATCGCCTTCTGACTGAACTTGTCCTCCAAGTCCCATCCTGTGACGATTTCGCCCAGTTGCTCGGCCTGCAGAGCGATTTCGCCAGCGGTCACCTCTTCCCACGTAGCGTTGTCGACCCTAGCCTGCTCCGCCCAAGCGTCGCGAGCCTTGTTCCAGCGATCAAACATGCCGGCCAGCGTCACGCGATCCATATAGCGGAACTCGAATTCCACCGGCACTGGCTCTCCACCGATTCGAGGAACCTGCACCTCGGCAGTGAACGTCGGGTCCTGCGCGATTTTGATCTTCGCCATGGGGGCTCCTTATGCGCCGGCCAAGTAACGGACCGGACGTCCCGACAGCGCGATGCTGATGGTGCGGGTCATGAGGTTGTTACGCTCCATCGTTGGGGTGGTGGTGATGCTCACGTAACCCGGATAGAGGATCTGGTCGCCATTTGGCAACTTCAGGCGCACCACGGTCAGTTCCTTGCTATCGCCATAGGCCTCGACCAGGCCCACGTAGGCAGCCGCAGGCTGATCCTCGACAGTGATCGACAGCGTGATCGGGTTGCGATTGGTGGGGAACTGGCGATCGTCGTCGTCCTCCAG